CGGCGTGGTACACCTTCGCGGTTACAGCCATGTCAAGGCTCCTTCAATGGTCAATACGTGTCCCCCGTGCCCAACCCCGACTCTCGGCGGGGTCGGGCACGGGGAGATGGTTTGCGTCAGACCTTCAAGCCACGAAGAACGCCGTGGGACTTCTCGTTGCCGTAGATCAGGCCGATCTCGCCGTACAACTGCACGTTGTCGCTAGAACCGGTCTTCGCCAGCGGCTCCTCGAAGAACACGCCCTTGCCGGGGATGTTCAGGAACGCCGGCTCGATCTGGTCCAGCGACACGATGACGATCGCGTCCTGCGGGACGTGCGGGTCAAGCATCACGTTCAGGATTCCGAAGTTGGACTCGATCTGCATCAGGTTCACCCCGGCAATGTTCCGAGTCCCGACGAACAGGTCGGCCTTTCCGTGCGCGTCGGCGTAGGCGTCGGACAGTGCCCGCTTTTGCGTGGAGTTCACTGCCACCGTGCCGAGGCCGTTTCGCAAACCGCCCTGGTCATACACCTGCTGCACCAGATCCTCAAACATGGTCGTGGTCAGGGCAGACGACTGAGGGACAACCAGCGACACAGTCGCGGTGCCGAGGGTCAGTGCGGTGCCGCCAAGCGTCTCGGCCACCTTGAACGACACCGTTGTCGACTTGCCGACCACGTAGTACACACGGCCCTCGACGACGTTGGTCGCGTCGCCGATGTCGGTGAACACCACCTTGTCGCCGTTGTTCAGCGCGTGCGTGATGGTGATCGTGTCCGTGGCGGTTGATGCACCCGACAGCATGGTGCCCTTGTTGATGGCGTTGGATGTGCAGGCGCGGATCAGTCCCTTTGTCTTGCGCTTTTCGGCGTTGGACGTGGGAATGACGAGTTTGCCGTTCCAGAACGAGTAGTTCACATCGTTGGCGATCTGCATCAACGCCTGCGAAACTTGCCAGTCCAGCTCGTTTGCCACCGGGTTGGGCTGGCCGTCCGCGGTGAAATAAGGCGCCGAAGACGGCGTAGCGTACTGGCCGGTTGCGGCCTGCTTTGTGTAGGAGACGGACACCTTCTCCTGGTGGATCTGCGCCACGTTCTCCACATTGCTGCGCGTGCGGGCCTCCGCGGTCGGAGCGTCGGCGCCTTCTAGCGCGCCGGACTGCTTCGGGTTGCGCAGGTCGGAGGTCTGCCAGCCAAACTTCCACGAGTTGACCTCGGTGCCGCCAGTCAGCCCGCCGGAGGCAGACAGAAACGGGGTGTCGGACGGGGATACTGCGAACAGTTCGCCCACATAGTTGGGGAGGTTGTAGGTAGTGCCCATCCCGGTGATACCGGCCATGATGGTTTCCTTTCAGGAAATTGGGGAGTGAATGTTTTATCGCGCGGCGTTGACCATCGCCTGGCGCGCCCGTTTCAGCGCGATCGACTGGCGGGTGTCGCCAGCCTTCACCGCATCGGCGATACGCTGATCCAGAGATGCCAGAGAGTTGGGGTCGTCGCCACGCTTGCCCCCGCCGAAGTCGGGCTTCTTAGGGGCGGCCGTCGCGGCCTGGAGCTTCTTCGCCTTCGCCCGCATCTGGTCCTCGTCGGTGATCCCGTCGAGGAACTCGTGCAGGTCCGGGTCCAACCCGGTTTCGGAGGCGATGCGCAGTCGCAGCGCTTCAGTCTGAGCGATTTCGAGGTTTTTAGTCAGCTCGGCAACCTGCTGGGCTGTCCGTTCAGATTCGGACAGATCCCGTTGCTCGAACTCTCTGACCTTCGCCTCTGCATCGCGTAAAGCCTTCTCGGCGTCGCGCCGGGCTTTGCGTTCCGCGTCCAGCGCCTTCTTCCCGGCGTCGCCGAGCGGTGGGGGCTGCTGGTCTTTGGGCTGGTCGGTTTCGGCACCCGTCGACGGGGTGCCGGCATCGGATCCAGCAGTTTGGTCGGGCTGCGACTTCGCCCCACCGTCCGTTTCGGTGGTGTCGGTGACGTAGCGCAGCCAGAACGGTGATTTCAACATGGCAGGTTCTCTCCATCGCGGTGAGCTGATCCGGCCCCATCTCGCATGAGGTCGGCGGATTGTGAGGATTACTGCACGTCGACTCGTGTGTGCAGTGTGGGTGCATCTTGGGCTGTGAACGTCGCATCCGCAGCCCGCTCCAGTTCCATCCGGTCAACCTGATCGGATGGGTAGCCAAGGATCTCGGTCATCTTGGTGCGCCACGGAACATCGCTGCCCGACTTGGACAGCGCATCAAAGCGCTCCGCCACAGACTGGCGCTCGACCGGCTTCCACTGCGTCTCCACCTGGTCCTCGACACCGTCAATGCCCAGAGCACACGACACCACGTCATCCCAGCCCGACGTGAACCGCTCAACACGATCCCCGGCCGCCTCCACCAGGCCCTCGCGGGCAAGTGACGCGCCCTCGGCGGTCTGATTCTCGCCGTCGGGCACCAGCTGAGACATCGGCGTGCGGGTCACCGCGCCGAACTGGCGGATGTCCTCCTTTGACGCCTGCAATATCTGGGCGATATCACCCGGTTGAGACTCCCAAATCTTCACCCCTGGCGGCAGCACCCACAGCGCGTCCGGGCCGGCGATGAACTCGTCACTCCAGTTGATGTCTTCGCCGGTTTCAACGTCAGTTTTCGGCAGCCCCTCTTTCTCGTCGGAGGTGTCCTCCAGCGCGCGCTGCCTGAACGCCTGCGCCGCGACGATGAGCAACCGCTGCAAAGTAACCCAGTTGATGCGGTCGAGTAGATCCGTGTGGTTGGCGTACTCGCCGATCTCGTCACGGTTGACGAACGCGACGATCGGCACCCGATCGAGCCCGGTCCCGCCGGACCCCTCGCCGTCGATCTCCCACCCGCCGCTGGTGAACAGTTGCAACCGGCCCGGCAGGCGGGTGCGACCGGGAACGGCCCTGACGAACTTGACCACCTCGCCGGGCAGATGCAGCACCGCATGATCGGCTGACCTGTCGGACCACACCTTCAGGCCCGCCTGCACCCACGTCGGGTCCAGCGGGTCCATTTCCACGATCGTCGAAAAAGGGCTTTCCCTGGTCAAAACTGCACCGTTGCGACCCTCGGACGCCATCGCGTACCCGACGCCGTAGGTCAGCGCGTCGCGATGAACGTCGGAGGCCATCCCGCCACCCTTGGATCGGCGCCAGATGCGGCGGGCGGCATCATTGTCGGAACGGTCCTGTCCCACCCGGAACCCTGAAATTTTCAGCCGGTCAGCCTTCGCGTCAACCGCGAGTTCTGCGAAATTGGTACGGGCCATCTTCTGCCATTCTGCATACGACTCGCGGTACTGGGTGGCGCCCTTCGGAAGTGGCGCATCGCCGCTCATGTACTGGCGCAGCCTGGTCAGCTCGGGAAGTCTGGACGCCATCTTGTCGCCCAGATACGCGAACCACTGTTCAGGAGAATCCGGCATGTGGCAGGTCTCCTTTAGCGTAAACGTCGGGGCAGTCGGCGGGCCGCAGTTGTGGGTTTCCACCCGTCAGCCAGGGCATCGGCGCGGGCCTCATAGGCCAGCGCGGCGCCGATCACCGAATCAATCTTGCGGTCATGGGTGGGTTTTTTCACCAGCCGAAGCCGGCCGCGCCACGCGATAACGGCGTTCGTTAGATGCGTCATCATCGCCCGGTCACCGGAATGCCACAACACACCGTTGACCAAGTCCACCCGCAGCCGGTCCAGCGCTGCGTCCATCGCCACATAACGCGACGTCGGCCACTCGAACACCCGACTGGGATGCTCTGACGCCCACGCCCCAATATCGGAGCGCCACTCGTGCGGATCCGCGTACAGCCGGACCACCTGGTATCGGGCGAACACCTCATCGACCACCGCGGCGACATCGTCGCGCGGAACCTCCCAGGCGTAACCCTCGGGCCCTTGCGGCTTCTCCCAGATCTTCAGCGGGAACAGATACCCGTCCGACATCCGCGAGCCGATCAGCACCGTCGAGTCGTCCGACAGTGAGCCGTCGAAGCCCAGGCAGATGTGCTCCCCGTCGGCGACCACCTCGGCCACCGCCTGGCGCTCCACCACATCCGCCGGGAGGAAAACGTCGGCGTGGGAATGCTCCCGGTTCAGGAAATATCGGGCGGCGGTGCCCACATCGGGGCACACCGTCGGATCCAGCATCAACCGGTAGATCCGCTCCAGATCCATCCAGTCGGACGCGTCGCCGTACACGTCGGCCAGCTGCGCCAACGTGTGCTCGCGGTCCTCCAGGTCGATCCGGCCCTTGGCCTCGCGGTGATCCACCAGCGTCGAGGCAGGCAGCATGCCTTTGCGCCATGCCGTCAACGTCTGCTCGGCGATCGACTGCTCACCGGCGCGGAACATCGTCGTGGTCTGCATCAGCCACGGCTGCGCCAGTTTCCGCTTTCCCAGGTTGCGTCGCACCGTCGCATACATCGAACGCAACTCGCGCAACACGTACAGGTGCGTCTCATCGGCGCACGCCCACGTCTCCTTGCCGCCATCCTTCGATGCGGCGCCCGCGGTCGCGGCCCGCACCTCGCCACCATCTGGCAGATACAGCGCCGTGGCCGACTGGTACTGGCGCACACCGCCCACGCCGGCGTACATCTGCGGGTGAACATCCGGCCCCCACTCGGAGGCGATGAACGCGATGTTCTCGAACGTGTTACCCGCCTGCGACTCCTCGGTCGCCAGGCACTTCAGCAGCGGCGAACGAATCCGGCGGCCCACCGGCTGGCCGTGCGCGTCCCAGCCGTCGAACCGGCACTCACCGAACGCCTCGAACGTGCCGATCCACCCGGCAACTTCACTTTTCGCCCATCCCTTCGAACGGGACAGCACCGCCTCATCCACCTGACGAGCACCCGTGGTCGGGTCCAACAGATAGGCGGCGATCAGGAAGTCCAGCACCTCGTCGGTGACCTGCGCCGGTTCGCCGGCGACATCGCCCGGACCGTGGCAGCAGTGCGCCTCGATCCACTCGGCGGCGAAGTAGCCCAGCGACGGGACGTGCCCGTCGAACTGCGGCAGGAACGTCTTAGGCCCCGCCGGCGGCACGACGCGCCCGATCCAACGGGGTCACCTTGCCGCCCGGAACCTGCGCCCCGGGGGTGCGCAGACTGCGGCGCTGCGGCTTGCGCCCAGTCACCTCGTCCGGCAGGCGCAGCGACACAATCAGCCGCGCCAACAGCGCCTGGCACTTGCGCAGTTCCACCAGCGCCGGGTGCGCCTTCGGTCAGCGCTCGGTGTCGAAGATCAAACCCTCAGCGGCCAGCAGTCGATCCAACGTCTCCAGATGGTCGGCTAGCCGTGCGGCCTCCAACACGATCTCCCGCGACGGGTTGTCGGCGTCCTCCAACGCGGAATCCTGACGCAGACAGGTGCGCCACACGCGGCGGCCACGCGAACCCAGACCAGACGGCGGCTGAACACGACGAGACATCGCAACTACCTCCGCTTTCAACTAAGTTCAGGTGATTGGACTGCGAAATGCC